ACGAAGTCATAAACATCGCTGAGGTCTTTAAGAATGTGATTGTCAAACCAATTTACCCACTGTCCGACAAAAATGCTTAAAGCATCGGAGATATCCTGGATTGTATCTTTCCATTCGGTATCCCACCAATAGAACAGCTTGTCCTTCAGATACCCTCCGAGTTCTTCAACATCTTCCAGAATGTCTGCAATAAGCCCCAAAACATCATCAAGAGCCTTTTTTATAGCGTCTTTATTGTCAGTAAACGGTTTAATGATCAGCAGTGCGAAATCATTGGCGATTCTTGTAATTAAACCGGAAATCGTTGACAGAAGCTCATAAAGAATACCGAAAAACGAACCGAATATCCTTTGACCATTCTCACCACTGAAGATGTCTGAAATATAGGCAATAGCCTTATTCAACTCAGAAAGCCAATTCAAGGTGTCCGCATTGATACTGAAGAATTCAACAAGATCCCGTTTGATTTCGTCTTTGTGCTTATCAAGGAACAGTTTGAATCCACCGACTATTCCACCGACAAGATTTGCACCAACAGTAGCAAGACCTCCTGCCAATGTTCCAAGATAATATCCAAAACTGTTCAGATAGTTCTGAGCAGCAGCCTTAACGTCTGAGTCGCTGAAGATTTCTCTTAAATTTTGACGAATGCCACTCAAGGACTCTTTGGCTACGGTAAGTCCCCGTGAACTAAAAGCATCGTCCCACCCACGCTTAAATTGCCTGAGTGGTTCCCTGAGATCCAGGAATCCAGTCCCCAGATTCTTCACCCAGTTGACCAGATCCTTAATCTTCTGAAGCATTTTATCAGCAATCTCTTCTGCTCGACTCCCAATGTAACCTTCCAGGAAATCATAAGTAGGAAGAGGAACATTGATGTCTCCGAAAAGATCTTCCTCATCCTTCTTGTTCTTATAGAGATCACTGTTATCTTTGAGGGCATTAATTTCATCGAACCCAAGTATTGTCTTCTTGAATTCTTTTGCCTTTTCATCGGCATCTTCAAAAGAATCACTGAGATCTTCATTGTCATCTGATAAACCAGAGAGTGCAGAAGAGGCATCACTATAATCCACTGTAGGTAAAGTTACCCCCAGAAGCTGTGCCACCGCTTCTGCTGCTCTCCTCACTACCTTTGTGAAGGCAATGACATATGGCAATACTTTGTTGAGAATTGGAATAAACAACTCACCAATCGCACGGGCAGTCATTGTAATCTGAGCCTGTAAAACCCTCATCTGGTTTGCAGGAGATTCAATGGTACGTGCCATATCGGTATGTGATGCGGTGACCTGAGTCATGATCGCATAGTACCGTAGCTGTGCTTTCTCAGCCTGGGTCATCTGGGTAACTGATTTCTCAATCCCCAAGCTATATGCCTCCTGTTGTAATCTGGCAACAGAAAGGTCATAACCCAGCCTTCTGAGTGGTTCCAATTCTCCAGAGATACCAGACTGGATCTTCGTCATGGCATCTTCTACCGAAATATTGAAAAATGAGCTAATGTCGTAACCCAACTGGGTCAACTGCTGGCTCATTATATTAGCTTTTTCTGTGGCAACTCCAAACCCTGAGATGATCGTATTGAAAACACCCTGGTATCTCATCCATGTCGATGGGTCAATTCCCAGAAGTTCCGATACTTCTTCAGCAAAATCCTTCGCAGACTCTGCTGCTGGACCCATGGAAACGGTGAAAAGATTCACGTTTTCAATATAATCGTTGGTAAGTTTAATGCTTTTCGCTATTCCACTGCTCAGGGTGTTAAGGGCGATGACTGTCGCACCGATCTTCGCTGACATGCGAATAAATGACGACGTTGTCAGCCCATTTGCATTTCGCATCAACTTGATAGAAGCAGCGGAGGATTTTGTTGCCTTGTTGAGCCTTGTCATCTCTGGGGCAGCTTGCTGTGTTCTTCTCCCAAGAGCATTTACCGAATGTACTACTTCCCAGATGGCATCTTGTAAATCCCTTGTAGAATTCTCTAAATCGTTTATAGAATCGACAGCATCCCTTGTGTTTGCTTCTATTTCTATTCCTAAAATTTCGAGATCGGTAGTTGACATGTTACTCACCTTTGACTACTATTCCGGGGTGTTTGTGTCACCTTCTGACTTATCTTCTGATTTGTCCTCAGAAGCCTTCTTATTATTCATGTTCATAAATTTCTCCATAAACATGACACCCTTATCATGAGTAGCCTTCTCTTTCTGTTCTTCCCGGTCCTCGACAGCTCGTCTTGTAACCGGATATGGTTCGTCCATATAGGGTTTCGGTCGGATTCCCTTCTTGGTCATTGGATTGAGAGCAGGAACCAATCTGGTTAGAAGGTCATAAATATATGCCCCTTGTAACCAGAGGGAGTGGTTTTCCCTCTCCCTCCTGATCTCATCTGCTTTCCGGTAATCCCTCACCAGATTGCAGTCCATATTCCAAAATTCTTCCCGACTCATCCCCATAGCGAGATAGTATGGAAACACCTTCCTGTATATCTCGCTGTGTGTATTGATGTCGGACGGGTCTGATGGTAGATATTTGGACTCAATGCTTTTCTTGTATTCGTCCCCTGTTACCAGTTCGCCGTCCAGTTCACGTTTCCCTCGTCATCCTCAGGATCTGCCATAAGTGCTTCGAGTGGTTCGGTGTACATTTCACTGAGTTTCGAAAGCAGTTCCTCTTTGTTGGTCATGTGATCGTAAATTTCATCGATCACACCCTTCTTGGTCTTTCTGTGATGTGCAAGGAAAGCACCTTCAAAGAGTGGTAAAATCGTGGACATTGGTTTGTCTGTCATTTCGGCAGGAACAAACCCGTTCCGTTCCATCATGGCGATGGTTCTTCTGGTGTATTCGAGGGTGTAAGTCTTACCCTTGTATTCAAAGGTTAATGTTTTTCCCATATGTCATTACCTCCTGATAGTGTGATGTGGTTGAACCCTCAACCAGTCATGAATTGTTTTATATCTCTTACTCCACAGTAATTGGAGTGGACGGTGCAATTGTGACAATCATGTCAACAACTTCGTTTACTCCACCACCGGACGCATAAACAGACAGCTGACCGGTAAACTTGAAGATACCGTTCTCACCACTTGCACCAAAGTAGACTGCAAAGTCATGAGTCTCACCTTCAATGGCTTCGAGGTTGTCGTAATCTGTTTTGTCGTAGTTACATGTGAAGTTCATGGAATCAAGACTCTGGATACCTGTGATATAAGTCTGCATATTGTCAGACAGAGTAGTGGTTTCCAGAAGTTCCGGTTCACCGCCCAGATCAGGAAAATCTTTAATCTTTACAAGCTGGCTGTAAGTCTGAGTGTCAGCAGACTTCATCATCAGCTGTACCTGATATGTACTAATCGCCATATCTTACCTCCTGTATAATCAACATAGACAAAGGACACATATTACACGTACCTACCGTCTATATATAACTTCATCTTTCGAAACAACGCCTTCATACATGATCGTGATTCTGTAAACGGTAGAATCCAGTTCGTTCGGTGTTCTCCCAAGAGATGTCCGTTCGAACCCCAATCTACCCATCACTTCATCGACTACGGAGGCAATTTTCTTACATTCGGATTTCGCTCCGGTCTGTTTGACAGAGTAAATGTCTGTTGTATAAGTGACCGAAACATGGTTTTCAAGAGAATCGCTGTCTGCGGAATCCATCCAGGTGGAGTTATCCGTTTCCATAAAGAAAACGCAAGGAAACCTTGGTGGTTTTGGTGTATAAGTTCCTGTAACATAGATCTTGTTAAACCTGTTCCTGAGGGTAGTAGCAACTGCTGTGTAAACCTGATTTTCTACATCAATCATTTGCCATCCCTCCTAAACTCGTCTTCCAGGATTTTATAAACATTTTCTGTTACCTTTTTCTGAGCCTTATACATAGGCATGGCAGCAGGAGTACCGTGGGTGAGGACTCGTTTACCATCCTTCTTGAAACCCCATGTGCTCCTTGTGCCGTAACCTTTACCGTATCCACCAATGGTGTATCCCTTTTCAACCCCTTCAGGATGAGGAGAAGATCCAGGAGAACCGTTGTGATAAACACCGGCACCGTATTCAATGAAAACAGCATCTGGTCCAGAAGCTGTCACAGCGTACCCGTTTGCGGTCTTCTGGATTTCCACATTGACCATTGGTTCGTAATCTGGAGAATCGATTATGTCATCAACCAAAGCCTTGTCGAACAGATCCTGGGCTTTCTCTTTAATCTCAAGAGCAAGCCTACGTTCGGCACGTTCTTCACGTTGCTTCATAATTCGTTTCAGTCCAGTGAGTTCTCGGATTACCTGTTTGATTCCGTTTTCAGAAAGGTTGGCACGGATGTTTCTTTGAATCATTCCTCATTCACCTTCCTTACAAATACACTCACAACATTCAGACTCTTAGAAACCCTGACCACCTTGTAGTCATGTGGTGTTTCAACCCCATTAATCATAGGAAGATGATCTATCCAGAGGATGGTGTATTCATCGAATCCAGGATCGTGATCAAACACCAACAGCCTGTCATAAGCAATATTCGTACCGAACTGCATAATGGCTGTATAGCCAGATGGTTCGGCAATACTTGCTTTCATCGGCTGTGGATTGGTGTAGGATGCAATTTCTTCCCCGGTCAGGTAACCATCTTCATCTACACCATCGGTCGTACCGGTGTATAGGGAATAGTAAAATGTCTGTTTGTTTCTAAGTAAGGACTTCATAATTAGCCCCCACTTTCTTCAGAAACCGTACCAATCCCACCACAAAACGGCACGACCTGTCCTATCAGTGCTTCGGGTACGTCTGCTGACCCGTATGTTCTATCGATCCCATTCTCTTTGTGGCTTAACTGACCTTCTGCCCCACGTTTATTCAACAGATAAGCTGCAATCTCCACCTGAAGGGATCCATACTTGTCAGGAACGGTATCCCGAGCACTTTCAAAAGGATACGCACGATTGATGATCTTCTGCCCGGCGATCTCAAGATAGGAGTACAGCACAGCATCTGGATCTTCATTACCGACCATTGTTTTAAGGAGACTCAATTTTCTTACATCATCCATGCTGTACCCCCTTTATCAAATAGTGATCTTAACCACCTTGGTAGCATCAGTAAGAGCAGCGAGATAATACTTTCTGGAGTAGATCGTATTTTCTCTTGTATTCGAATCTCTTTCCTGTTCTACCTCAACACCCTTCTTATTGAAGATCGTGACAGCCTGATTTGTAGCAACGATACAAGTACCGGTCACAGCGTCTTTCTTCACATACAGATTGACACCGGCAACTGTACCAACATAACCAGTTCTTGCAAAGGACTCTACATACTTCAGGTCATCCTTCAGAGCCTTTCTGATTGCTGCCATGTCTGCCGGGTTAACAAAAGCAAACACGTTCATCTGAGCAGGATCATTATCAGTACCTTCAATGTTCAGGAGGGCAACAGCATCAGCAAATGCTCCAAAGTTATAAGCAGATGCTGTAACAGTAAGGGTGGCTTTATTGAACTCAGTGAAAACATCAGCATTGACAGTGTTGAACATGTCCGTACCCATGTGTCTTGTACCAACCGGAACAACCATAGGATCCGTCATGACCTCTTCGTCATAGTACTTAAATCTGTTCTGTGCCATCAGGATAGTGTAGGTTTCCGGGCTGTAACCAACAGTAATGGTCTGAGTGTTTCCTGCACCCATTGCCAGTTTTTCGGTACCGTTGGTAGCGTTATAAACATTGATTTTTCTGATCATACCCGCCGTACCGACCAGGGAATTGTCGACCTGACAGAATCTCTGAAGATCAAGATGGGAATTGAACTGATCTTCAATCTCATTGGACAGGTAGAAATTTGAATAAATAGTATTAGGCATTTTGTTCCTCCTACGTATTCAAGGTAGGTAATCTTTATTCTGACTTTCAATTAAGCCTTATTCCGACTTCCCACCATATAACTCTTTATATTCCTGAGGATGCTCCACAGAGAATGTATACCGATCCTGTGGTGTCATCGCCCTCAGCTTCTCTAACGTCATTGTCTCCGTCCCCTTTCCTGCATCGGTAGGTTTCGGAGTATCCTTCAGAGCATCGGCTCTTATCTGTTTCTCAAAACTCTTCTGGTGCTTCTGAGCATTTTCGAACACCGTGTCCATATCGCCGTCCACAACAGCGGTCGCTGTGGATTCAGCGAGTTCTTCGGTGTATCCCAATGCCAGATAACGTGCTTTTGTCTTGGAGATCGTACTTTCCCTCAGGAGGGTTTCGTACTTCTGCTCCATGTCAGACACCTTCTGCTCCCATTCAGAATTTGTTTTCTTTCCAGAATCATTCGCTGCCTTGAGATCTTTCTTCAGCTTTGCGAGATCTGAAGCGGTCTTATCGAAGGTTTCCTTTTTGACATAGCCTGAGTAATCAGGTTCAGGGATTTCGTACTCTCCGATAGCCTTTAATTTTTCTTCCGGGGTCATGGTGTCCCAGTTTTCAATCGTTGTGAAATCAATCTTTGCCATAATGCTCCTTGCGTTTTAGTGACTTCTCTGTCATACAAACTAAGTGCGATTTAAGGTTTCTCTACCTTTACTTGTGTTTTAATGACTTCTCTGTCATATATGTAAATGAGTTATTCCAACCCCATATCATCTTCAGAAACTGCATCCTGTCCTAACCCTTCTACCTTCAACCTTTCCTTCTCCTCTTCCCAATACTTCATCGAGAGTGTATAAGCAGCTTCAGGGTCAACAAATAATCCAGAAGATTCAAAGGCAAGCAGTGGGTGGATCTTGCTCTGATTCAACATGGAGATCAGAACCTGGCTCTTACTCTGAATCGCCTCGTAGTTCCTTCTTGTAAACTGGAGCTTAATATCCCCCAGCTTCAAATCCATGTCGACCAGATCCCGACAGATCCTCAGAACCAGTTTCAACATCTTCTTTTCGGCACGTTTAAACATGTGCTCACTGTCTTTTGCCCGTGCTTCTGCCAGTGACCATCCGTCACGGAGTAGCACGGCTGCACCAGTGTCCGATGTGGAACTGCCCTTCTTACTATTCGGCATCCCACAAATCGTCAGGATGGTGTCATACAGGTTATCCGAGAGCGTCTGTGTCTCGTTCTGGTTTAACTCAGAAGTGATAATCTCAACATCTGCCTTCTGACCATCACGGGACGTAATCTTAATCGCTCCCATTTCCTTCAAAGCAGCAAACGTGTCTTTATCGATATCACAGTTAATAAACTTCATGAAACTCTGAATGAACTGCTCAACCCCGTCCAACCTATTACTTTCTGTCTTATTCAGGGCATCCAGAAGAGGCAGGACAATCTCAAAAGATCCCAATCTGGCATGGTTTGCAGGATATTCAAAAATAGGTATCATCCCAAGGGCATGTGGTCTGGACACCTTCATGATCCCGTCCTCAAACTCCCAGAAGTGGTTTTCTGAATAGATCGAATAATGAGTTACACTGTCATCATCCTGTGAATAAATAACAGCCATCAGAGGTTTCGACCCTACATCGGTCGAGTAAACGACAAATGTCTGTCGTGGATCCAGAGTGTACATCTCAAAAGGTGCGTCATCTGGAATACCCACCTCAGAATCAGGAAGTACTAACCGATAACCCGTACCACAGATCATCTGCCATTCCACTAACTCTTCATCCTGAGCAGCTTTGTCTTCAGAGAACATATACTCGTTCAGCTTCTGTATCGCCTCTGTGACAGCCGTGTCCCCTGTCCTGCCGACATACTGAATCGGCTCTCCACAGAGGTAACCAACCTTAAAGCTCACGATTTCGTTAGCTCTGTTCACGACAATCTTATTACAGATCTCCGGTCTTACTGTCTTCTGCCGATACCAAATGGGCTGGTTTCCACAGTAGTAATTCCAGAGGTAGTCCGTCTCAGAAGCATTCTGATAATGTGTTCCGAGGGCTTTGTCTAAAATCTCCCAGACATTATCATCAGTGACCTGTTTTGCAGAAGATTTGATGACCCTGCGACCACTCATCTGTCTGGTTTCTGATAAACTTTTGCTTTCGTCTACCTGATTGATTACACTTGCCATTTTTCCCTCCTTTCTGTGGCTTATATGGGACTAACCGATTGACCGTCACAATGCAGTCATAAATGCACTGAAAGTGCAAGGTATAATGCAAGCAATCAGTCAGGGAATCCCAAAAAATAGAAAAAGGTACACGGATTTCTGTACAATCCATGTACCTGTTAGTCTTGTTTATTGTATACATTGGTATTTGTAAATTTTATACATTAGTATACACTATTTATATACCATATTTCCAGAATATTGTCAATTTATTCATAATTTGACAAGTATTTACCAAATTAATCACCAAGAATATGAAAAATATGCGTAATTGGTCAAAAAAGACATGAAAAATATGCAGAATTGGTCAAGTTTGGCATGAAAAACGTGTAAAGATAGTTAAATTTAGCATGAAAAATGTGTAAAATGGTCAAGTTTAGCATGAAAAATGTGCAAAGATGGTCATAATTGGTTCAAAAAGGTCTTCAAATGGTCTCCAGAAGATACCCAAAAGATCTCCAAAAGATCAAAACGGTCTCCTAAACACCTCCACCGTATTCACCATAATGCTCTTCTGATAAAACTCAGCATACTGTGCAATCGCATCAGGGACATCATCATGTGGATTCTTTCCTGCCACAGTATACGTACACAGCATATCCATAAACCTCCCCATATCAGACTGCTTACTATACAGTGACTCATCCGGGAAATATATGTTCTCCTTCACCCACCCAGAATTCACTATAATCTTCGTCTCCTTATTCGCTGTCGTAAACCTCGTTGTCACATGGGCATGTCCACCGATTTCCTTTTGCAGATTATCCACATTCTGTGCCACTCTGCCACCGGCAGAATTCGATTCGAATTGCACCATCTGCACACCATCGGCAACAAGTGCCTGTGCCAAACGAGGTTCCACGACTTCAGGAAGGGAGTTATCACATATGGTATCAAGTAAATAATGCCGTCCCCCATAAACCCCAATCACGGGCATGACACAGTAATCCTTTCCCCTGTCCTTAGTATCACAAACCGCCAGAATTGCATCGGGTTCGTCTTCAGGAAGGTCAAGGTATCGCTTCAGGGTGGCTTCAGGGTAGAGTAATCCTTCTCGTTCAATCGGAATGTTCATATACAATGCCCTCCAGGAGGCATCGTCCATGATATCCCTTTGCTGACGGTAGAATTCGGTACTGAATCCTACCCCATAATCGTAATCAAAATTACTCTCATCGTTCTCATCCATAGCAGGAAGGGTGATAAACTTTGCCTTGTCAGAATCACCATACTCCCTTTCTAACCGACCAATAACATCATGTACTGACCACCTGGTAGCTATGTGGAGTTCTCTACAGTGGTTACCTATTTTACGCTGACGAAGGTCAGTGGTATATAGGTTCCATAGCTTGTCTAATCGTTCTTTCGATAGGGCTTCTTCAATACCGGAAATCAAGTCATCGCAGTACAGAAGGGTGGAAGCACGGTACAACCCCGAGTTACCACTTCCAATGGACGTAAATTCCAATGTCTCAAATCTCTGTCTCTTATCAACATCAATTCGACAATCCTTTGCATTCGTCCCAGAAACTTTTAACCCAGGAAAGACATCTCCCCACAAGTACTCCCCATTGGGATCCAATACCCTCAGGACTTCATCATACATCCCACGGATAAACGCATTACTGTGAGATCCTGTGAGCATTGGTTCATTTGGGTACTTTCCAGCCATCCACGTGAGGAAGAATATTGCCATCGTACTGTTGTGGGTAGGAATCATGGTCTTTCCTGCACAATACAAACCACCCTCCACCTGAATGCAGTTACCTTCTACTGGTTCAATTCGTCTAATGGACTTAATAGCAATTCTTCTCTTCTGCCCAATGTGGGTCAGCTTCTTTCGTGGTACTTTCACAGGGATTAATTCAGAAGGTGTGAATCGGATCTTATAAACAGTACGTTTCCCCTGTATACCACTGGAACTCATTCGTGGTTCTTCAGAAGATACAGTACATCTCCACCCAAAGGAATTTACAAGTTGAAAAATACCATCTCTCAAATTCTCATTGGTGGTAGTGTAAACATACTGTGTCCCACCCTTTAAGTTTCCATCTGTATCAATCAACCCAGCCAGTAACCTTAACCGCTGATATGCGGAGGCTTTCTGGTAGATTTCAGGGATGAACTTCTCAATCCCTTTTCCGTAATAACACATCCCCAGCTTCTGGAGATCTTTACGTAATCCTTTCAGGTTATACTGGGTGCATCCAATACAACTGTGCTGACTACTGATCGTATATCTCATTGTTTTCATCATCTCAAACAAGATGACAGAATCATCATCGCACAATGTTACTCTTCCAGAATTGGTGTCTCCATCCCCCAACCATACTCCAAGAACATACGGATCTACGGGGAGTTCTTGCTCCTCCCCTTCAAGATATCGTTTCAGAGGGATGTGGAAAGTGTACCCATGTGTTCCTTTACCAACTACACCATGATCCAATTTCCTCTTCATCATATCTTTTGTTGTCAGGATTCTGGTTTTGTGCGAATTGGAATCATACACATACCACTCGTGGTTCTCATGACACTTAATTCTATCCCCATTCGTAAACTCAATCTCACAATCAATCATTTCCTTAGGGAACACATGCTCTACCTTCTTATATCTCCCGTCAAAACCGACAACCTTATCTCCTACGACCAAATCACCGTGGTTTTTCCAACCTTCAGAAGTGAAAACAGGGGTATCATTACTCAAATTCTTTCCTGCTCCAGGTGGTGTCGAGATTGACAGAAGTTCAATTTTACCTTCCTGAAGCTCCTGAAGTGCTTCAGTAATCCCATGCAATGCCTTTCTTCTCGGAACATAAAACTTCCTACTCGGCTCCCTATTCCACTCGAGATACAGACAATAACTCTCAAAATGATACGGTGCAGCCTTCAGGAGGACTTTGCGGTGGAGATCATAGAGGTCATAAATCAACCCTTCATTCTGGGTGGTCCTCATTTTCTCTTCGATTTTCTCCGATAACTTCACCAGATACCGTACAGCTAAGTGATCAGAAGTAATCTGGTTCTCAGGGGTTATATTGGAGATTCTGGTGGAATGTTTATTGGCTTCTATTTCTTCTTTGGTCTTTGATAGACCTTCCCTACAGAGGTTATACAAATCCCTATAAACCTGAATATCTTCATTGAGGCTTTGGTAAACTGTTTCCAGTAGGCTTTTGTACTCTGTCTTATGTTCTCTATATTCGTCATTCATTGTTTCTCCTTATAAATGAAAAGAGTACCATTATTGTTAGTAATGATACTCCAATGTGGTTTATGCTGTTTTTGTGCTGTTCATATGCACCAACGGTGCAGGGTTACGAGCAGGGGATCGGTAGGGCAATCACTTCCCCTCAACCAGAAACTCCAACCCATCGTCCCCATTACTATATACCCTCAACTCACAATCCATCGCCTCCAGGAGTCTCAGGAAGACCTCCACTGTGATGTTGGTCTTTAATCTTTGTGAGATCGCACTTGGTGTCGAGTATCCCAATTTCTCTGCAAGACTTCTATATGTATATCCTTTTTCCTTCATCATGGTTCTTATAATTTCACTGGTGTTCATGTTATCCTCCATTTTCAGGGTGGTGTAGGGGTGGCGTTAGGGTGGTATCAAGATGATATTGGAATGGTATTAGAAGGTCACCCTCGTGTTTCCTATAGTATACATCGTACACCCATGCGTGTCAAGGGGCGGGTATCGGTTTGGTGGTCTTTTTAATTTTTTGGGGATATTCGAGCTACTCCCCCGCCGATCAGGATCGTATACAATTCACCCCCGGGTATACAATCGGGAGCACGGGAGCATGAAAAAAAAAGGGAGCACGTTTGTTATGCTCCCTGATTTATGATTGTTAGCTGATTTTTACCAACTTGATAAGAACCAGCAACGGCAATAATATAATTGTTAACATCTTTATACCTCCTCTATTTGACTATGAACCTTGTTGTTTTGCTTGTTGTCATACATTCAGCCGCTACATCTGGGAACATTGATTTTACTTTCTTTGTATCGATCCGGGTAGATTCAACGATTGTGTTTCTCACGGTGTGCTCCGTTCCGATGTACTCACATACTCCCATATCTTTCAATTCCTTCACAATATCTGACTTAATATCATCTAGATATTTCTTAATTTGCGTCTCCATGTTTTTATACTCACTATAACTTTTGAGTAATCTTTCAATATTGGTGTTCATCTCATGCCCTCCATTACCATTCGGTATCAATCTTATAATTTATATAGCTTGTTACTTCATCTCGTGTTTTAGTAAATTTCTGTGCTTGATGAATCCATTCTTTTATTTGTTTAATGCCTTCAGGATTCATGATTGCCATTACATAACTCGGACCATATAACTCAATCATATCTGTAAATTGTCATGCCAACACCTCTCTCCAAAATCTGATTGATTGTGATTGTTCATCTACTTCAATGTATTCGCCATATAAACCCCAACTGTATATTGCTACTAACGTAATTTCTCCATCTTCAGATTTAATTGGACGGGATCCGACCCAAGGATTGTCTAATCGAATCATTTCATCTAAATAACATCTACCGCCGTATGCTATCACATAAGCACGCTGTCCAACAAATTCAAACTTAATTTGTTTCCATTTAGACGTTGTTGTGAATACTCTGTTATCCTGAAATTTAACATTCTTCATTGTTTACACCTCCACACACTCGAAACGTGCTCCAAAAATCCACACTGTTTTCTTTTTACTAACGTTCACCTCTGTGAAAACACCATCTCCAAGGTATCTAAACTTTGTATCCCTTTCACGCTGTGTGACCAACTCACCAACAATGGTGGTATATCCTGTGAAATAATCATGTTTTTCGGCGACTGCCTTGTAGAATTTCATCTTTACACCTCCTCCAACTCGTCTTTAAATAACTCCTTCATCTGCTGAATGATCCATTCGTTCGTTTCTGGATTACCAGATTCACCCCAAACTCGATTATCGTACATAATATCGCTCATTTCTCCAATGATCTCATCGCCTATTACGTAGTAAAGCATGTTGACCAACTTTTCAGGATCGGAAACATCTGTATAATGTTCTCCGAACATGTCATCTTCATATTCCAGCACTTTCTCAATAGCATCG